ACCTATAGCATCTATTACTTCTTCTTGGTCATTGTCAAGTAAAGCTTTCGCTAATTCACCGGATTCTTCTTGTAATTTAACATATTGTGTTCTGGCATCTCCTTCTTTTAAAATACCTTTTTGCTCTGCCCAATCTCTTATTGGTTGGAATTCATTATTTAGTTTCATCGTTTTTATTTAAAAAATTATTATATATATGTAGATTATTTGCAAAATGATAGTAATTACCAATATTAACATTTAATTCTTTACAGACTAATTCTTGTAATTTACTAAAACAATATTGATCATTACAAAATCCATACCACAAATCATTAGATCTCATTAATACCGACATATTTAACTTGTCATTTATTATAGTAAAGTTTATAGCATAAGTGCATGGGGTATCTTTAGAATATGTTTCTATTTCTTTACCGTCGTAAATAGATATAGAAGCTTGTCTTGTATTTTTATTTTTACTTAAGATATTTATTATTTTTTTTAATTGATCATTTCTTTTCCATTGCCAACCGTAGTTTGACCTAACCTCTTTGTTTTCGTCCATCATAGTATTCCAAATAGGCGCATGTTTAGATATTTCTTCTGCATTTGGATTTCCTGACAAATACCACTTCCATTCTCTTTTAGCATATTTTTTTGAAAAATTTCTCCATTTAGTTTTTATGTTGTTTTCTAATGGATTTAAAATATTAAAACCTATATTGAATAATGCTTTAGTATTATCAAAATCAATTCCCTTTTTTGATATTAGATCATAATAAAATTCAAATGCTTCTTGTGCGTTATTAAATACCATATTTATTAAAATCTCTTAAATCGTTCCAGTCTCTATACGAATTTACTAATTTTTTTTTAATGTTTGGTTTTTTAGCATTACCAGCTACAGAAAAAAACCAATCTCCGCTTTGACCATATTTGTTTAAATAATCCCAACCTTTAGAATCATAAGAGTCTTCACAGTTAAATTCTCTTGGTATTAAATCTGATTTACTATTAAATGGTTTATGATAAGAATAAAAATCAGCTATACCTAATTCTCCTTGTTGTATGTTTCTAGCCACGGCAACTGCCTTAAAATTAGTTTCAGGTAAAGCTATTTGCATTGTTCTAGTTAAAACACCTGTAGATATTACTGACCACATTGTTTCTGGTTTTTGTTTATTTTTAAAAAACTCATAAAAACATTTAACACCACCTGCAATAACTAAAGGGTGATTTAAACCTAAAGGAACAAAAAAAGCATTTGTTTTTTCTGCATATAATTTAGCTAATCTATTTGCATTAGGCATAGCTGCTATTCTTACAAACAAAGGTTTAGCACCTAGTTCTATACATAATGCTTGATGATCACTAACTTCTTTTGAAGAAGGCATAACTAAAGTTAGATTAATATTATATTTATTACATAACCAAGATAAACTTATACCAGCAAAACCTCTTCTTGGTTGAACATATACTATTTCTTTAATGTTTTGTTCCGCTAGTTGTTTTATAAAAAATTCACCAGATCTAGCTTTATAACCTACTTCGCAACTTAAAGACTCATCTATTACATTAAATCCATTTACTTTTTTTATAACAAAATCATCAAAAGAAGATTTAAAGTTTTTAGTTAAGTTTAAATAATAATCTAAACTCTTGTTTTTTAAATCATTGTTTTCTTTATTTTTCTGCTTATTTAAGAACATTATTATAATATTTTATACCGTTGTTTTTTTCTATATGATGTTTGCTCTGAAAATTTTCTATATATCTAATAAAGTCACAAGCAACATCTTCCATGTCATAAGGTTTTGAATGACCTCCTGTAATGTCACAGAGATAACGTAAAGCATCATTTGTTTTTTTATTAGGTAATATCATCTTTAAACATTTTCTAGCGTTAGAACCTACGTAAACATCACTATCTCTATCGACTAAACTAGGATAATATTCTGCCATATCCATAGAAAAAGCAGTTAATACAAAGTTTTGTCTTTTATAACCTTTGTTAATTAACAAATTATTACCGTAGTCAACAACATCTTTAATGCCTTTTATACCAGGTTTTTTAATATAGTTTATTAAATTAATCATTAATTCTTTACTTTCGTTCTGTATGAAATTATATAATCCACCTTTTATCATAGGCAACAAATATCCTTTTACATCACAAAATTTTTTCTCAGGCATAATATTAATCCAGTTGTCACTATCGACTAAGCCTTGTTTTAATTCGTTAACAATCCAAAAATTACCAAAACCATGAGTTCCAAAAGGAGAATCACAATCTCTTTTAGGTATGTAATTAATTCCTGAACCACATAGTCTAAACAAATAACACATTTTAATAAAATCAATATCTTTAATTTTATTTCTACTAATATTAAAATAAATACTATTATTTTTTGGGTCTTCTTTTGCTTTTATTGCTTCTAACAAACTGCTAAATGCTGCAAACCTTCTATTAACAACATCATATATAGGTATGATCCAAACTAAATCATCATTAACATCTTGTTCTTTCCAATTAAATCCTTGGAATTTAAGTTGTTGCATTTTGTGTGCTTTATTATAATAGTCCTTAAATTGTTCTAACATAATTGTTTTATAAATTTATAAGACTTTGGTCTTAAATGAACAGATTGCCTTGATTCCATTTCATCAAAAGAAAGACCTTTATCATAATTAAAATCCCACTCTATTAAGTTATAATTATAGTGATTACAACCTCTTTTTAATAAACTATTAAATTCTTTTACATAATAAGTTCTTTGTTCTTTAGTACCATAGAAAGGTTTCCCTTTATATAAACCTGTACCAGGTATTTTTCTAGACTCATCTTCTATAGGTAACAAAGAAACTAATGTTATTTTATCTAAATTTAACTTAGTTAATTGTAAAAATAATTCTCTAATTAAATCTACTACAGCTTTTCTTCCGCCGAATCTATGTATGTGAAATCTAACATCTATATTTCCTGCATAAAAAATTAAATTATTAGTATCTTTAGTAATAAAGTTCTGTAATCCTATTTTTAAAAAACCATTCAACGTCTTACCATCTATTCTATTTATAGAATATCCTGGTTTATAAATAGAAACACTATGACTATCTCCTAATATTAGTTTATTATTATATTCTTTAGTATATAAAACTTCTGGTGATTTATTACAACTTAAGCCTTTTAATTCTTTTCTCTTATTGCAAGCTACGTTGTAATCTATTTTTTCATTTATGCAATATACCTTTCCATTAAAATCATTTAACTTGTTAAGTCTTGTATAAAAAGAATCTTGAACTCCTCCAAAAAAATTGAATTTGCCTTCTTTATAATTAACGCCTTCGGAAAGTATTAATTCTTCATAATCATTCCAATCATCTTTTTCAGTTAATATGTCTGCATTATAAATACTTTTTAGAATTAATGTCCAGCCTCCGTTGTGACTATTTAAACTTCTCACAGGATTACTTACTACCCCTACTATTGCTTTTTTATTTTTCATTCTCAAAATTATTTAAAGCACCTATATAAGCAGCAGCATCTAATAAATTATCCTCTTTATGATTATATGATTCTCTAGATAACTTTAATGCTATCATGCACATATACATGTCTTTTGCTGTTATTTTTTTTCCAGTACAACCACTAGCAATCATTGCAGCCCTCTTCATTCCTTCGGAAAAAGGACCATAACTTCTCTCTTTCTCTTGTGATCTTTTATTAATTATTTTGTCTGCTTCCTTCAGTATATTCATTATAAATTAATTCTTCTATGTCTAATAATTGTTTGTCTCCTAATAAACTATATATACTTTCTTCATTTAAAAATACATCTTCTATATTTATTTCCGGAGGTTCAGGTGGATCAAAATATTTAAAAGTTTTTCTACCTGGAGTATAAGTGTGCTTTACATATAAAGCTAAATCTGAATAAAAAATAATCATAACGTGTTTTTTGTTTTAAGCTTTATTATAGTTATGTTTATTTATAATCTTATTTTCTAAGTCTAATATAACGTAGTCTTCTTTTACAATAAGCTCAATTGCTTCACTAATTTTTTTTGCTTTTTCTTGAAGTCTAAACGTTTCAAATATTTCGTTACTAATAGGCTCGTGTTTAAATTTAGGTTTCGGCATGTTTTTATTTTTATAAGTTACACGGCCAATATAATAAACATTTTATTAACAGAAAAATTATTTATGTTTTTTTTCTGCTTTCCTAGCCCTTTGTATAGCTCTAATTTTATCTGATCTTAAATATGATTCTCTGTGTTCTTTAACTAAAAGTTCTTTTTCTAAATGAT